GAAGACCATCTCCACGGCGCGCTGCACGCTCTGATACATCAGCCGCCCGCGTAGCCGTGTGAGCCCCATCGACTGGGAAATCTCCGTCTCGCTCAACTCGGCCGAGATGTTGCCGTGCGTGCCGGCGCCGGTGCGCGCCAGGGGAAAGCCCATCGTGGACCGGATGAAGCCGCGCAGCCGCTCACCCATCTGCACCATGTCGTCAGGCATCGGCGGGGGGTACTTCTTCTCCACCCGCGAGCCGGGCTTGATGAGATGGGCCGTGCCGGGAATCGCGGCGTAGGTGTTCGGGTCGATGCCGGAGTCCGCATCGGCGAAGAGCTCGCCGGCGTTCAAGCGCAGGCCGTTTTCCACCACCATGCTCTCGGCCTTGTTGCTGGCGATCTGGATCTGGGCGAACTCGCCCACCACGGACGACGCCGGCCAGAAGGCATGCGTGCTGGGCTGCATCAGCACCCGCGTGATGATGGGCGCATACTGATACGGGTTGTTGCCGTCGTAGAGGACGCGCCGGTTGGCAATCTGAATCATGCGCCGATCCGGGTACTTCATCCGCACGACGCCTTTCAGCTCGCCCTCGATTTCGTGGATCTCCTCGAGCTTCTCGTCATCGTCCACGATGCAGGTCAGCACACGGGCGCGGGCTTTCTTGTATCCCTCCACCACGCCGCCGCCGCCCGGGGCGTAGAGCGGCCCCTGATAGCCGGCCCCCGCCCGCGGCGTGGGGCGCCCGCCGCGGTCGTCGACCTTGGTCGAATAGGCGGCCTCAGCGTTGACGGCGATGCCCGTCTCCGGCCACTTCCGGCGGATCTCGATGAGGTCGAAGACGTCCTCCAGAATCCAGTAGCGGCAGTCGTCCTCACCCGTGGCGTCCGGGTCCGGGTACACCGTCCGGGGATTCCGCGCGCGGAGCACCACGTCACCCTGGCCGCGGGCCGCCGTGGGATCCCAGCCGCGTTGCAGGAACCCGCACGGATAGATCATCGCGTCCAGCGCCGCCTCGAGCACGGTGAGGTCGCAGAAGTTGCGCGCCCAGAAGGATTGCATCCCCTTCTCGGCGTTCACGTCCCGGTCGGGCTTGGTGCGGTCCTTCTGGAGGTAGATCTTGATCCGCGAGTCGGTGAGGTCGGAGAGCTCTTGCAGCACGAGCGACTTCAGCTCGTTCACCACGATGGGCGCCTTGAACGACGGCAGATCGGAGCCGGCCCAGTGGTCGCCCCAGTAGGTATCGAGCCAGGTATCCCACGTCGAGGGGTTGGCTTGCTCGTCGCGGCCCTGCTCGGCCTCGGAGAAGAGCGACTCCACCCACTCCACGAGCTCGTCCTCGCCGTCGCGCGTCGGGACGTCCGTGGACGCCTTCCGCGAGGTGAGCACGTCCGGAGCGGCGAGGCCGTTGCTCTCAGCCAATGTAATTCTGCTCGATGTAGTCTTCGATGATCTGCGCGATGGTCATTTCGATGGCCTCGCCGCGCCCCTCGCTAATCACTGTCAATCGCCCGCGGGCTTCGCGGGACAGGGGGAGAAGGTCCACGAGTGACGATGGGCTCGTGGTCGTTGACGCCGGGGACACGGCCGAGGACGCCGAGATAGGCGATGCGGCAGGGCTCGGAGCAGACATTGTGGGCGATTCCCCTCACTCCCCCTGGCGCGAGCCAGGGCTTGATAAAAAACGGGCTCTTCACGGTGTAGCGGAACGGGCCGCGCTTGCAGATGCAGCAACGCCAGTGTTCGATGCGCCCGCCCGCGCACTCCGCGCAGTCGCACTCCCACTCGTCCACGATCGGCTTGCCCGGGATCGTCACCATGGGCGAGACGGTGGCCGCGAGCTCTACCTGGGTGCTCTCTTCCTGGGGGCTCATGACACCTCCGCGCCGCGGACATAGCGGCCCTTCGTCTCGTCCACGCCGGCGCCGGGGACGCCGCCGATCTGGTCCTTGGTGACCACACGCCGGGCGCCGCACGTCGGACACTCGAACAGCCACGCCGCGAAATATTCCTGACGACACGTCATCGGCGTCGACCCGGAGTCGGGGCACGCGGGGTTCTTGCAGACGACGATGAGCCGGCTCACGGTCCCACGTAATAGAAGATGTTGACGCGCCACTGCACGCCCGTCACGCCCGGACAGAGAATCGCGGTGAGCGTGTTCGCCGCCACCGACTTGATGGGCGTGGACGGGATATAGACTTGCCCTTCGGAGGTCCCGATCGCCAATGCCGTCTGGAAGGTCCAGCCCGGCCCGCCGGGGAGATTGCTCTGGGCGACGACGATGGGCGTCGCGGCGCCGGTCTGGGCGCTCGTCGCGTACTGGCGAATCTCGAGGAGCGTGATGTAGTGAAAGAGGTTGGGGCCCGGCGCCGGCAGGACGCAGTTCACGGGCACGCCCGCCGCCTGGTTACAGGTGATGCCCAGCGACGACGCATCGGAGCGCGTCCCTTGACCGAACGCCGGCGTCACGGCCAGGAGCGAGAGCAGCAGCGTCAGCAGTGTCTTCATCAGAGCTCCAGGAAGGACTTCTCCTTCATCTCGACGGTTCTCAGCAGGCGCGCCAGTCGCTGCTGCGGGGTTTCCGAGCGCAGGACGTGCATGCCCATGGACGCCCAGTTGGGCATGCCCTGGACGGGCCCGGCCGAGGGGGCCACGAAGAAATTCTCCGAGCGGCTCATCAGCGCGATGCCCCAGGCGAAGAGCAAGTCATCGTGTCCCGAGAGCGCTTCCGTGCGGTCGGCGTCGGTGTAGCCGAAGGCCCCGAGCTGGCTCAGCAGCTTGCGCGAGTGAATCGTGGCGCTTTGCTCGGTCACCACCTCGCGGATGCGTGCGAGCATGCGCTTGCGCGTCTGGAAGTTGGTCTCCCAGCCGTAGATGGTCGCGGGCTCGCGCCGGATCCGGTCGACCTGCTGCTTGCGGTGGAGGTTGGTGTAGTTCAGGTCGCGGAGATAGACGATCATCTCGCGCCCGCCCCCGCCGCCGCTCGACTGCACCTCGGGCGCCAGGATGGCCTGGTTGTACATCCGGCCCATGCCCGCGAGGTGGCGCGCCATGATGTGGGGGGCCGAGATGCAGTCGTACTCCGCGCACTGCTCGAGCGTCTCCATGTCGAGCACCTGCGCGGCCGAGCGCGAGCGTTGCGGGCCGCTCACGCCCATCGAGGAGTCGGCCCCGACGACGTAGCGATGGCCCGGCATCGGCTCCACGAAGACCTCGAGGTGCCCCAGCGGATCGGGATGAAACACGCCGTCCGGGTCGATCATGCCGCGCTGGCCGCGCCGGATGGTGCGCTCGAGCGGCATCAGCTCGGCCGAGCGGAAGAACGGGAGCCCCGACTGGATGAACGCCTCTTCCGCCGTCGCCGGGTACTCCTGGTGAAACTTCTCCAGGTCGCCCTGGCAGAGGTTGCGGATGGCCCAGCGGCGCCACGCCAACTGCTCGTCGGAGAGCTCGAAGCGCTCGCGCAGCGCCCGCTCCTCGTCATCCGCGTCATCGATCGCGATGCCGGGTAGCCGGTTCTCGGGATCCTGATGCCAGGCCAGGAAGATGGGCAGGAAGTCGCTGTCGCCCGCGGTCGCGCGCAGCCACTCGTCGTAGAACAACTGGCCCTTGCCGATCCGGCCGTTGGCGGTGGATTCGAGGATGACGATGGTGAAGATGCTCCGGCGATGCGGAACCGCTTGCATCGTGGCGAGCAGCGCCTCGGGATGCGGCCAGAAAGCCACCTCGGAGCCGTGGAACGCGGTCAGGTCGGCCGAACGCTCGGCGTCCGGAGAGCCCGCCGTCGAGACTTCCAGCACGGAGCGGCCAAACGTGATCCGGTTATTGCCGATCTGGGCGATGCGATTGAGCACGGGCGAGGAGCGCACGAACAGCTTGGACATGCTCCATATCCGGGCGCTGGCCGTCTTGGAATGAGCCGTCACCAGGGCCTGCACGCCATCATCCAGCGCGCAGTATGTCGTGAGCAGGGACTCGCTCTGCGTCGAGACGCCTTCGCGGCGGGCCTTGAGGATGATGACCCACAACGGCTCTTGCTTGTCGATGCGCGGGCGGGCCTGTTCGTAGATCAGCCGCTGGGGACTGTTGAAGATCAGCGGCACAATCCGCTTGTCGCGGTTGCGGATGGGCAGCCGCGCGATGAACCGGAGCCAGAGGTCGGCGCGGGTCAGGGCACCGTCGCCGTGCGTGACACGCCACGCGCGGCCGGCTCGTCCTCGTAGAGGAATTGGGTCTGCGTCCGCAATTGCTCGGTATCCACCCACGCGCCGATGCACAGACACTCGACGCCCGCCTCCTGACGCGACAGCACCACCTGCGTGCGACTGCGGAAGCGCGGGTGCGGCCTCAGCGCCACGTCACAGAGCACGTCGGGCGTCTGATCCCTCACCCGTGGCCCCCGCCATCGCGCCCGTTCTTGTACGACTCGCTCTCCACCGGCTTGCGCTGCGGCCGCGGCGGAATGTCGAGATCCTGCTCGATGCTCTTGCCCAGCGGCGTGCACATGATCTCGAAGGTGCGCGCCGGGCGAGGATTCGGATACTTGGCTTTCATGCGGTCGTCTCCTCCACGAGCCCGTTGAACATCGCCCGCAGCTCGCCCAGCTGGTCGTCGCCGCCGCCCTTCCCGGTGCCGCGCAGCTTCAAGATGGTCTCCGTACAGATGGCCACCCGTTTCGTCGCAGCCACCAGGTCTCCATCCCCCGCCTCCAGTTGCGCCAGCGGGGGCTTGGCGAGCTCCTGCCAGAGGGTTTCGCTGGTGACATCGAGGGTGGTGAGGGGCGGGCGACCAGAATCTCGCCCCGCGCGATCGCCTTCATCCGCTTTTCCACGTTGGCCTGATGCTGGTCGTCCACGAGGAACGTTCCCGTGACCGTTGGACCGGGGATCCGGCTCGCCGCGGCCGCGGGCCTCGCGCTTCGCTGCTCGAGCAGCAGCCATACGGTCACGCCAATCCCGAGCAGCGTCAGAGCCTGGAAGCACAGGAGCACCCACAGCACGACCTACGCCGCCTGCTGGGGCTCCACACCCACCACCATGACCGTCATCGTGGTGGCTTCGCCCGCACCGGCCGGCTGGATCTCCACCATGCCGTCTTCCACGAGCTCGTGCACGCCTTCGCCCAGTCGCGCGTCGGCCTTGACCTGGACGGGGATCTGGGCCGGGATGGTGCCGGCGCCGGTGGGCGTCAGCCAGCCGGACATCGGGTCCGTGGTGTCCGAGGTGGCGGTGAGCACGGACGGGTCAGCCGAGAAGAACTGCGGCGGGGAGTCCAGCGGGGCCGGGAGGCCGTGGGCGTCCCGCACGTTGGTCACGATGATCT